ATTTTGCAACGCGTCTTTTACTGCGCCGCTCGTTAAACCTCTCTGCACGGAACGTTCCAAAAAATGCTGAGATACACTGAAGACAGTCACGCCTGTCGGGGTTTGTACTCCCAGCAGTGATTCCATTGACTTCATATTTCTGGCAACCGCCGCCGCTAGGCCAACCTGCGACTTACCAAATCCTGCTACCTGCGCACGTTCAATATCCGTCCGCAGCCCCGCCGCTTTACTGAATCGCATATACTCCTGGTTTAAAACCGCAAGGCGTATATTAGCTGTTTTGGCTTGTTCAACATCGCCTGAACCTCGCGCAAGCAGAATACGGCGCTTTTGCAGCCTCATGGCGCGCTCAATCTCGCGCTGCTTCTGCGTGGCCTCATAGATTGTGTAGTGCTTGCCCTGGTAGGTTATGCCTTCCCTGTTGTCGGCCCGGAATTTCGCGAGCTGCTCCTCTGTGTATTGTGGCTTGCTGACCCCTAAAACGATCGGGAAAGCCATATGCCCGCAGTTCAGCGTTCCGATGGGCCGCTGGAGCATACTGTTTAACGCTTCATACTCTTCATCACTGTACTGCCTCCCCTGTATCGGCTCATGGTCCGGCGCACTCCCGGCATGCGCGGATATTTCCCATCCGTCGCAGCCGAGGTCGTCATGGTTCCGCTTGCTGATTTCCTGCACCATCAGGCCCATGCCGCCCATAATATTACGGCGTACGGCAGCCTCAAGCGAAGTGTGTACGCCGCTTTGGTAGTCAATTGTTAGCAAACCCTTTGCCGCTATATTCTTAACCGCTTGCCGGATTGCCGTTTCATAGTCAGCCGCGCCGGTGAATACCTGCATAAAAGCGAAGTCTGTGCAGCTCCTATAAACGTCCTGCAAAGGCATTACGCGCCCGTAAGGGTCTATCATGCCGAGGGTCTGCGTTATGTTTGTGAAGTCGTCCTGTGCAAGTTTGATAGCCGCCGCCACCGTCTGCTGAATTGATAAGTTCTTATCGAACGGTATCGCCGCAACTGTCGGAAACCGCTTTATGTCAAAATTATAGCCGACCTTTGCAGCCTGAGTCATAAGCTTTTTAATTTCCGCCTTAGACTTATCTAGCAGCTTGGCTATGGCTTTCTCTACCTGCCGCTGCGACATGCCGAGGTTTTGGACCCTCCACACTTCATACGCCGCGGTAGAGGTGAGCTGCCCTGCTTCAGCTATGCGGCGAGCGATGTCGGTCAAGAGGAATTCAATAAGCGGGTCAGTGACCCGCAAAATCTTATCTCGGAAGGCGTCGAGCTGTTCGGGAGTGAGCAAGGCACATCACCTGCCTTTTTGTTTTGCATTAGCTGAGGCTCAGCCTCTCCACGGCAGAACCATGTGCTGTCGCTTTTTATAGGGCAGCCTTTGGGCAGCTTAGGAATGCTAGGGACGCGTAGCTCATTCATCATCTTCGCCACCACTGCCCCTTGTCAGCTCCTCAAGTTGCGGCATGTACTTGGCTCTTATATCGTTTATGGCTTCGGGGGTCTCCGGGAACGGAAGGCCAAAGTACCAGGCGATTGCAATCTCGGGCTTTAACAGGCCCGCCGCAACCATCTCCTGATATTCCTTCCACGTCCGTGCGCGGTCGAAGAGCACGCCGTCGCCCCAGTCGATTGTAACGTCCTTCTCGGGGTCGAGCTGTGTGGCGCCGTGTATTCTATACATTTCGCCTAGGATAGAGCATACCCGCAGCGCCTCTTTAACGGCGTTCGTCCAGACCTCCTGGAAGTCCGTTATCGTGATGTTGTATTCCCCGGACGATGAAGTAATCTCGGTTGCGGTCTTCTCGACCTCCTCAACCTCAGACAGAATGCCGCGCTTAAGGCCAATGAGGCTTTCGATGTTTCGGAGGTATTCCCGCTTTCTCGCCAGGAACGATTGCTCGCGAAATGCAGGCGAGAAAATAGTCACGCCTACTCTGTCCGGGTCTTCGTCGAGTCCGACGAACACGTGGTCTTTAAATGACCGCGCACCGGTCCTCGGGTCTTTTTCCATCAAATCAGAGCTTACAATTATCCTGGACTCTCCGCGCTCGAATTCGCCGTTAATCTGCTTCTCGTTGACATTTATCAGATGGATAAGGCCGGCCGCAGGTGCGTAAACGGATACGCCGTCTTCCGAGCCGTCAACGCAGTTTTCGAGAGGGTTCTTTAGGTGTATGAGCCCGAGCGACCAGATTGGCTGCGGCAGCCGGTTGACGCGCTCAAGGTCTTTGTACTTTTCAAGCGTACTGAGCGGCACCTCAACGCCGAGAGATTCTTTGTCGGTCGATTGATACAGCCTATTTTGTATTGTCAAATAGCCCCGGGCGTCGATTGTGCGGCGCTCAAGTAAGGTGTAATACTTCCCGCCTATCTCCGTGCTCTCCTGAGTGCCGATGTCGGTTATCGCATCGGTTTCGTTCCTGGCGAGCACCAGATAGTTCCGGCGCTGAATTGTGGAAAACTCTATGCGGCCGTCCGGCATTAGGAGCGGCTTAAGGAAGCACTCACCGCCTATAAGGCAGTGCTGTATAGCCTGCTTGCGGCGACGCTCGAGCCCCGTCATTATCGCTTTAGCGAATTCGTTGTCGGTTGTTGCCTCATACTCACTAAAAATTGTCTTCGTGAGCTTATTCACAATGGTGACGGGCAGGCGCTGGCACGGGTCTTCGTCCTTGCTAAGGTTGGTGGCATAGTAGAGGTTGTACCAGTCTTGTATAGCCGTCTTCATGGCGGGGGTAGTGATATCCTTAACCCCAAAAGCCTGTTCGAAGTTTCGTATTTTGTTGTCGAAAAGGGCCGATACAATGCTCATTTACTCACCTCGCCCACGTTAATTGTTATACGCCGCTGCGCCCTCATAGCTGTCTCTAAGCCGGCTATATATGCATTCAGGCGGTCAATCTCTGCCTGCTGCTCTGCGACTTTAGCAGCAAGGCGCCGATTCTCTTCTTTCAGCTCGTCCCGGCAGTATGCGGGGAGGAATCTGTTTATAAGCCACTGTTTAAATTTACTCATTGTCCCCGTCTCCTGTAGACTCTCTCCATAGCATAACGGACACTATCGATTGCGTGGTTATCCACATCGGGATAACCTTCCATAGCCTCGCCTGTTTTCGGGTCGACTTCATATTCGTACTCGCTGAATTCCCGATATGTTTCGGGGCAGCGCACAGGGTCAATTATGATGGCGTCCAGCGACTGCAGCCACTTCATGCCATACTTAACGCTGTCAGGGCCCTTAAGCGCCCCGCGGCAATACAACCCGTAGCTGTTATAGTCGCCTATGCTTTTCGGCTCTGCGCTGTCGGCTGTGATTAAATCAGCGCCGGTTATGCCGGCCGCAATCAGCATATCCGCAGTCTCGCGGTTGCCTTTGCGATACGCCCTTATCTCCTGGAATATGTACAAACGGCGCCTGGCCGCGTCATAATGCATCCGGCAGAAATGAAACGGGTCGGGATAATACCCCCAGTCGATACCGTTGTATATGCGGTCGAAGGTCTTGATTTGCTCGTCCGTGATTGTCTCGGCCTTAATGTTCGAAAATACTTCCGTTCCGCTGCCAACAATCTCGCCCAGATATTCATGCCGGTATGCTGTAAAATTCTTTTCCTTCAGGTGCTCTGCATCGGCCAGGAATTTTGGCCCGAGCCACGCGGGAGGCGTAGTTAAATATGTGCTGTGATGTACCAGCTTGCCCGGTCGAGTTTCTTGCGCGTATTTGTTTGCCCAGTTCCGCATCATCGACGGGGGGTTATAAGATTTAAAGCAGATTGCCGTCGGGCCGCGGAATATGGACTGTTCAACGTTTCTGATTTCTTCCGGTCCTTCGTATTGGTCAAGCTCTTCAAAATGCGCGGCACCTATATATCCAAACGGCACCTTGATTGACTTAATCTTGCCAGGGTCGTCCAGGCCGAAAAACATGATTTTCTGCCCGGTCTTTTTATAAACAATCTCCATAGGGCTGACCGTGCACTTAAACTTCGAGGTTAATCCGAGCATTGATATTGCCCAGCAGTATTGGGCATAAACAGAATTCCGCAAAGTGTTTGCAACCTTACGGAATACAACCGCGTGCATCTGAGGGTTTTTTATAAGTAGCAATACCATCTCAATCGATATCCAGCTGGATTTGCAGGAGCCGCGGCCGCCTTTTGCGACAACCTCGTCAATACCTCCGGATTTAACGGCGCGGTGCGGCTCGTAAAAGGCCGGAGATATGATCTCGGACAGCTTACACGTCGTCAATAATCCGCACCTCGCTATCATTATCGGCCTGCGCGGTTTCGCCCAGCAAGTCTATTATTACCTTTGCGGCCCTCGCGTCGCCACAAGTAGCCGCTTCGGTTAATCCAATTATCATTGCCATTTGGTTATCGATGTCATCCGGGTCAACGCCTTTTTTGGCGATTTTATTCCATCTGCGCCGGTCGGACACCGGCAGAGAAAGGTATATATCGGCAGCTTCTCTTAAACTGCGTTTGCGGCGACGAGATATGCCTGAAGCGATACCGCCAGCTGAGGCAATTTTCCTTTGTTCTTCCTTTGTTCGCTCGTTAAGCGGTATAAGATTTTCTTTACCAGGCATACCACCACCTCTCTTGCCTAGATCGTTATGCCAGAGACAGGCCGGGGCCATAGGTAGGAGGGTCAAGGAACCTATGAGCTGTCTAAGCGCCCGGCCTTTTATCTCTGGACTTAGGTTTTTGCTCGTAAAAATAATAATCGTAACCTTCTCGAG